GAACCAGTAATGCCTTGAGATCCTATAGTTCCTTGAGAACCTGTAGTACCTTGAGTTCCCAATGTACCTTGAGAACCAGTAATGCCTTGAGAACCTGTAGTACCTTGAGTTCCCAATGTTCCTTGAGAACCAGTAATGCCTTGAGAACCTGTAGTACCTTGAGATCCTGTAGTACCTTGAGTTCCCAATGTACCTTGAGAACCAGTAATGCCTTGAGATCCTATAGTTCCTTGAGAACCTGTAATACCTTGAGTTCCCAATGTACCTTGAGAACCAGTAATACCTTGAGTTCCTAATGTACCTTGAGAACCTGTAATGCCTTGAGAACCTGTAGTACCTTGAGTTCCCAATGTACCTTGAGAACCAGTAATACCTTGGGTTCCTGTGGTGCCTTGAGTACCAGTAATGCCTTGAGAACCTGTAGCTCCCTGAGCTACAGCAGTTCCACTTAATCCTTGAGCTCCTTGAGCACCATTGGAGCCAACAAATCCAGCAACACCTTGAGATCCTGTAGCTCCCTGAGTTCCTTGAAGACCTCCAGAAGAAATTGATACTCTATATTGACCTGAAAGGGGACCTGCCATTATTCTGATACCGTTGAATTAATGAGTGCCATTCCCTCTATAACCTTTGACACAACGTTGTTTGAAGATGTAATGACAATATCATAATAATTTCTTCCTTCTACCAATTCTGAAGTGATTGTAGAAGCCATCGATATTGTAATTTTTCCTAATGTTGAGGTTATACCAACCACAAAATTTTTAGAGGATGGTGAAGTTGGATATTTCCTAATTTTTGATACTCCAGTATAACCAGTTAAATCAATTACAGATCCAGTTTCTGAAGTTATAGAAAATGTGGCTTCAAAATTAGTTCCACTGTCAATATTTACATTAACTGCAGGTACTGCTGCCATTTTTCTTCACTATCTGAATCTATTTATTTATTTTATTTATTATCTAATAGTTCATTTTTCAAAAGTTTTGAAAGTTCTGCAGTAGATCCAACAAATAATGCATTAGTAACATTCATCGGACCACGAACATGTTTTGTTTCCTCAATATCTTTAAGTTTTTTTTGAAGATCCATTAACTTATCAGTAGCATCAGAAACATTTTTAATTAATTGTCCAGCAACTTCATATGCTCTTGGCATTTCACTCTCTTGAGCTAATTCTAATATTCCATTAATTGCCTCTTGTCCCTTTTCAATTATTGAATATAGATTTCCTCTTGTATATTCATAATCTTTACGAATATCTTCTACCGAAGATGCTATACCCTCAATTTTAGATTCAACTACTTCAGTATTTGTTGTGACAATATCTCCAGAAACATCAAACGTTTCATTCAGTTTGTCAAATTTCTTTGTCATCTTCATGATCCACCAAATCCAAAATCATCACCAATTTGTATCAGATTATTATCGCTAGATGTTATTGTTTTGACTGCAGATCCATTTACGTGGGGTGCAATAACAGTATTATCCGATCCACGAGTTACCTTGAGAGTATTGCCAGTTTTAGATTCTACATACATTTCTTCATTATCAACTGTAATATAAGTTTCTGTAGAAATAGATGTTGAGTCTACAACATCAATATAAATCGTAGTATTTAAATCATCAATATCTTTAGAAAGATTTGTAGTAACTGTTCCAGTATAATTCTTAGTAGCTCGAGGTTCTATTGTATATGAAAGATCTCTTGATGGATTTGATGTTTGATCTCCTCCAATATAACCAATTGAAACTTTTTTGATAATATCCTTTGATACATCTGCAATAGCACCAAACAAATATGTTTTTGCAGTAAATCTTAGAGTATAAATTAATGATCTACGAGTATCAAAGTCGCCCTCATAATCATCTCTCATCGAAATTCCTTCAAAAACAACAGGAATATCTCTTTTTTCTCCAATAGTTTTTATTAAATCTACAGATAATGTATATGCGGGTTGAAAATATGGTAAAATTTGTTCTACGATTTGCAACATATCATCATTTAATTTCGTATATATTGTCAGTTCAAATTGCATATTATATGGAACTGGCATATATGATTTTCTTGGAGCAGTTTTATCCGACGCTAATCCAGAAAGAAAAGTTTGTGTTGCTGTAACTTTTCTTGATGTATCATAATTTAATGCAGTAAACTCAAAAGACATTCTTGGCAATGTAATTTGAACAGGTTTATTCAGATTTGGAGCCTGCTCCATCCTTGCCAAGAACTTTTGAGTTGGTCCATATGCTAAAGGAACTTTGATAACACTGGTTACGTTATCTGAATCATTTGTATGTTTAATTGAGATATCATTGAAAAGAGATCCAAATGCTACAATTGTATTCCTTAATATCTCGTGATAAAAATATTCAAACATGTTAACAGTTCCTTATTTAATTTATTTAACAAAAAGATAATCTATCTATGGATTTCCAAATGGATTAGACTCGGAAAAATCTAAAATTTGGTCGGCTTCAGACTCAATAACACCATTTTCAGCATATAGATCAACTAAATTATCAGTTGAATATGTTCGTAATTTATATGTTGCTGACGATCCAGATCCAGTTATGACATCACCATTAACAAAATTTCCATTAATTTTATAAATATTAAGTTCTCCTGTAGGAGCATCCCAAGATTTTACTAATGCAGTTGTTCCACTAATGCTACCAGTGACAACTTCTCCATCTATATAAGTTCCAACTCCAGAAGAAGTTGGACTTGATATAGTAATAATTGGTGTGGTAGTGTATCCAGCTCCAGCATTTATAATTCGGATTGCAGTCACAACACCAACAGTATTAATATATGCTCTGGCATTAGCATTAATTGCCCCACCTGGAGCTGCTGAAATTGTCACTATTGGTGATGTTGCATAACCGCCGCCACCATTTGTAACGGTAATAATTCCTACAGTGCCATTTGATATTGCTGCAGTTGCAGCTGCCCCGACACCACCACCACCAACAAATACAATTCCAGGAGCAACTGTATATCCATATCCGGGATTTATAATTTCAACTCCTTGAATTTTATTTGAAGTCATTCCATTACAATCAACAATTGTGTCAATAAATGTTGCAATTCCTACCGCTGTTAATCCACCAGATGGTGCAGAAGATATTGCCACTTGTGGAAGAGATGTATATTCATAACCTCGGTTTGTGATGGTAATTAACCGCACACCACCATTTAATATTCCAGCAATAGCAGATGCCGTAGTTCCAACTCCGACCAATTTTAATGTTTGGATATAACCATCTGTTAAAGTATTATCATCAATGTCTGCAATACCAGTATCAAGTTCTTCATCTTCATATCTATATAATTCACATTTTAAATCGTATGTGTAATTTCCTTGCAATTGGTAGAATGGTTGCTCATGCTCTACAAATTTAATTTCAAATAATCTATCTCCAAGTGGAAAATATATCAAATCACCTTCCTTTGGTCTACTTATAAGTTCAATATTATTGACACCAACAGCTAAAAGTTGTATGTAATTTTCAAATCTTTCTCTTGATATTGAAAGTTTTAATTCATTTAATGCTTGAATACCAAATTTTGAAAGAATAGTTGTATTATCACCATATCCATCATAATTAACAACATATGCTTCAAGTGGATATGCGCGTTTAAATGAGGATTCAATAACTTCCCTTATAATAGTTTTTTTTGTTATATATTGTCTTGGAATATAATAAATCTCAACTCCATACATACGAATTTGTTCGTTAATCAAATCTTGAATTAACGACTGTTCGGTATTAGATCCTTGAAGAAAAAATGGATTAAGCATATTATCCGATCATGTCTAATGGAGGTAATTCGTAAGTATTTGACATTCTTTCCATAATGAAATCTATTTCTCTTTGAGCATCTTCATACATTTGTCTTCCATTAAGTTCTACACCACCAGGAAGTTTAACACCAGTAAATTTCATCATATTTTGTCCCCACTGGCGTTTAATCAATGCAGTTAAATATGGTTTGATGAAAGAATCGTTCCAAACTCTTGAATAATCATTTGGGTCTAAAGTTCTGAAGCAATCAATAATAATCCAATTTCCTACAGCTGCGCTTCCCCAATCAATATCTATATACAATCTATCTTGTCTCTTATTGAATCTAATTTGCTTTTCTGTTGTCAATAAGAAATCCATATCTTCTAGATACGTTTTAACCATAGCATATGTTAAAAGTTCAGTTGAACCCCAATAGTAAATATCATTTAAAAATAACTGATATTTAACACTAAACATGCTATGGGATATGCTATTGGTTCCATCAAATTTAAAAATTTTAGTAACTCCAATTACGGATGGAGGAACTGGTAGATAATTTCCATTTTCTTCAAATTTAAATGAAGTAGTATATCCTACGGTTTCGGTTACGGTTGTAGTTGTAATTCCTACAGAACCAGAAGATCCACCCCGAGATCTCCCCCTATTCAAATCATCTTGAGTGAGTTGATACTTCATGTAGGTTTGATAAACCCCATCAAAGTGTCTTTCTTGAAAGTACTGAACCGCATCATCAACAAGATCTTCTATCTGCTCATCAGCAACATTGATTTCCAAAACTGGATATCCCAATTTTCTTTTGCAATAATCAATTAGTTCTTGTCTTGTACTGGGTTGGGCCATTTGAGTTCTAATAAAACTTCTTGTTGCTTAAGGTATAATTTTGCAAATGATTTAGCGAAATTCTTTAATTCATCAATATTGATTATACTATCTATATCACGAGCAATTCTTTCATATTCAAAAGATTTATTCAAATTTGTAAGTTGAATGCTATTTGGATCCATAGGTCAAAGTCCTCAAAAGATTTTTAATTTCATCAAGATCGCTCTTCATTTTACTCATATCATCTTCAAGTTTATGAAATTTTTGGCCTTCAGACTCCTTTGCTAACTTTAAATTTTTATAATTTTGATAGTCACTCATGTTTGTATTGAGAATTGCATTCGTAGAATTGTCACGAATTAAACTACTATAACCTTCAACTTTAGAAAATTTTATATTCATTGTTACGCAAGGGCAATAACTCTCAGATCTTTTAATCTTGGTGGATGAGCCATATCGGATGAAGATCCAATCAATTTAATACTAAAGTATCTAAAATCTGTTAAATTATTTGTGGTGAATGTATATTCTTTATAATTGAGATTTTGACTCAGGTTAGCAAGATTATCAGTTTTTGTAACTTTAACATCTGAAAGACCATCATTATTTGCAATATTAATTACATTACCTAGACTATCTAAGTTATTCCATCCTGGGAATGGATAATAAATTGGATTTTCAGTTGGATCTTTCATGATTGCATATAAGCATCTTAAATCACTATCTCTGTTGACATATGCACTTACAATAACTTTGAGAGAAGATGCTGGAACTTCAAGTGCAATTGGGCTTGAGGCATATACAAATGCCGAGGGATCATCTTGAAGTGTAGAAACTCTAAAATCAGTTACATAATCATCAATAGCACTATTAACCCTATTGCTAATAAAGATTGCAGATACTCTATCAAGATCAATTACTGGAGAAACATTGCGATCAATCGTACTCATTTTTATGTTCATAGTAAATGACTTATTTCCAGGAAGAGTTGTTAAAGCCGACGATTCATTAATTGTTGCAGCCACTATTCTTGGAGATGATAAGTAATTATTTGAAGTCAATACAATGGGTTCATAACCAACATCCATATATGATTCTTCATTACCATCAACACTGGATCCAGTTACCGTTCTAATCGATGCTGAAACTGTAGTTGCTAATAAGTTCATTATTTGAATATTAGGTCTGATAATTTCAAATGGAATGTTTTGTGTTGCGTATATATTTGGACCACCTGCAGATTTTGTTTGATTAATATAAAGTGGTGGTAATGATGTTGCAACACTTCTATCAACTTGACCCTGTGGTAAAGCCGCAACATTACCAGCAGAACTTGTATCAATCTTCAAATAGTAATAATCCAAATCAAAAATTCTTGTTGACGAGAATCCTACATCTTGAAGTGTATGTGTTTTGTTTACTCTTCTGAGAGAAATGCTATTTAATTCATATTTGAATACTGGAGTTCCTGCTGCATATGTGAATGATTTTGTCTGATCAATTTGCCTAGTAATTCCTGTAAGTGTGTTACCAACAATTCCTTCATAAGCAATGATTTCATCTTCAATTTGAATATATCCAGGATTAGTAGATGCAATACTTACATTTTCAAATGTTTCAAATCCACTTGCATTTGTGAGAATAATATTTCCAGAACTCTCTTTTGCATAGGCAGTATTTAGAGTTGTTGGAGTCTTATCTGAGTAAACTCCAGAGATATTAACATTATTATTTAATGCATACATACCATGATTTTTATGATTTACTTTGATATGTAACCCATCGGTTGGTTCAGAATCAACCGTAACATAGCTTGCGGTTACACTGCCACCATTCAGACTTGTTACTCCAATTCCAGATGCAACATAAGTAATTGTACTTCCAGCACCTGTAGTAAATGTACCTTGAACATTGTCTAAAATAATTTCTTTAATTCCTGTAATTTGGGGAACAGAAAGTCTCATATTTGATCCAAGAGTGCTTCCACCGAGACTAGAAACACTGAGAACATCACCAACACGATAACCAGATCCACCATCGGCAATTGTTGCAGCGACAGCAACATTTGCAGAAATCGTTATATTTGCCGTGACATTAACACCAGATCCGGTTATATTTGTTAGAGAAACGTTATTAAAAGATCCATTTGAATAACCAATGCCAGAATTTGTAATTGTAAGACTTCCTGTGCATGATCCAGCAGATCCAACATAATTACCAGTTGCATTTGAATTTAATTGTCCAACAGTTGTACCTACAATAAAGTTTGTACTTGTTACTGTTGCTCCCAAACCAACGCGAATTTTTTTTGAATTCATTTCAAGTGGATTTATCAAAAGATTTGCAATCTGTTTATTACCAATACTAAGTTGTGGATTGTAGAAATTAATATCTCCAATTTGATTAGTAAATACGGCTTGATAGAGTGTAAACTTAAGGTCTTCGTATTGACTTGGAGTCCAAGTTGATGCATTTTGAGACTTGAATAGTGATCCTAAAAGTGGTTGTTCAGTTACTAAAATTTGTTGAGATTCTGACAATTGTGCAGTTGTTCTATCTATTTCACCAAGTCTACAAATCCAAACCTGATATGAAGTTGATTGTGAAAGAAGAACAATTGAATGCTCTTCTCCTCCTCTAAGATATACTGGTGCAGGAAATGTAACTGTAGTTTTAACTGTACCATCGTCAGAAATATTAACGTCTTTTGGATCAATACTTACTTCACTGAATGGATATACATTTGTGGTAGGTAATCCAAGAGACATTGGACGAAGTTGAACTGTGACTGGAAGAGTATCATCTTTTGCTACAAAATATAAATCAACTTTAGTTACAAATAAACCACTTCCATTTGGAATAAAAAATGATTGTGCTAAAGGATCGGTCTGCGGCGCAGGCGCAGGAACTTCAACTATAATAGTATTTGTAATGAATACGGGTTGTACTCTAGTTGAACTTGAAGATGTTGTTGAATTTGATTGCGTTCTAGCATCCGACAATGATGTTGATGTAAATTGTGGACTTCTAACTGATGTAATTGTTTCTTTAACATTATTTAAAAGACCCTGTGCATAATAATTTACTTCACCTTCAGTAAATACTGATCCAATTATTAAAGAATTTGTTTTATCGTTTGTTAATTTGAATGTTTTTATGCCAGTTTCAAAAGTGGGATTTGTGGGAACATTTGGATTTGGAATCAAATATGATCCAATAATTGTACCAACATTATCCGATACTAATCTAACATTTGATATCGTAGCTTCAGCACCACTAGTCAAACCTTTTAATTTCAATCCAGGAAGAACTCTTCCAAAAAATTGTCCTTGAACTTGCTCAGAAAGACTTGTAATATCAACGTTAAGAAGTGTAGAAGTTGCGGAATAAACTGAGGTTAAAGTTCCAGTAGTTTGCTGATCATAAGGATTGTTTGTGTAAACATCTGTTGGAGCATTAAATGGTCCATACTTATGATTTGATGTAGCAACTCTAAATCTAATTTCTGTTGGGGTAGATCCTGGTGTTGTATTTTGATTTACTGATGATGTTGCAAACGTTCCAACTATAGTTTCTCCTACTTGGAAAATTCCAGAAACCATGGAAATTTCAAGCAGTTTTGGAACAATAAATGAATTTACATCTTCACCATCAAAGAAAGAATATACCTGAGTATATGGTCTAAAACGTTTAGCAACAAATTCAATATTTCTTGATCTCATGAATGTGACAAGAGATGAAGAAATTAGAGAATCTCCTTGAGAAGTTGTTGTTTCTTGTTCTCTGAGTTGTAATTGAGTTCCTGTTCTTATTTGTTCTTCGGTAGTTCTAGTAGTAGTGAATGTTGTGGTAGTATCACCAGAATTTTCTATTGCTTGCGAGGTGGATTGTCCAGTCCATGTTGTTTGCCAGGAATTCCAATTAACTGGACCAAGGCCTGTTTGAGGATCAAATCCTTGAGATGTAAGTTGTTGTTGAGTTGCTGTAAAATTATCTTGAGTGATTGTTCTTGGTTCCAATCTAACTTGATCAGTCCAAACATCCGATGATGGAGTTAATACAATAGTTCCTTCATAGTTTGTTACAAGATATGGGGTTACATTTTCAATTCGTGTAGCATATGGTTGAACTATAAAAGAAGCTTCAGTATAATCTAGTGTAACAACTTGACCGGTTCTTCTTACATTATTTCCAATTAAATCTGAAACAAATCTCACATCTGCATTTACATCTACAGAAGATCCTATTCCAATTAAAGATTTAGAACCAATTAATAAATCAACTTCAGAGCAGTAGGGAGAAGGCCTTAATTCTTGATTTTCTTGATCAATTGAATTCTTAATAGTTGTCGTTTTATTTTGGAAATTAGTTGTTCTAAAATTATCTACAAAGAAACCAGATTTAAATCGATCCAATCCATTTACATCTTTAATACTTAAAGATTGTGTATTTGCCTCAAGAAGATTTAAAGTAGTGTATGATTCAAGATTTTTAATCCTATCTTCAAGTCTAGAAATATCAGTCATCTGATATCTCTTATGAGATACTAGACTTATTGACGCTTTACTTACATCACAAAGATATGGTGGAAGTGAAACTGATCCAATTTCAAGAGTGTTATCCAAAGATTTTGGTGGTCTTGGTGTTTCGGAAGGCTCACCAGTAAGAAGTTGTAATCCACCATTTTTTGTTAGGAAAATTCTATCAATTCGTCCAAGATAATAATCAAATGAAAGTAGAATTGATTCATCTGACGCAAGAATATTTCTACCGCAGTTTTGGGAATCTGAGAATGTTCTCGATAAAAATTCAAATGGGGAACGAGATCCAGGTGTAACTGCGTATTCGGATACTCTTGGTCGAATATCAATAATATCGCTGTTAGCAAGTTTTCCTTCAACTGGAGCTATGTCACAATAATCATAATTGCCGTAAGAATTTACAGTTGTAATATCTCCAAGGTCTGAAGACGAAAAACTTGCAGATTCGAAAACAATTTTGATTTGTTTTGCTGGTTCTTTTGATATTGGATTTCTTACAACCCTAGAGTAATCGTAGATTGTATTCTTCTGTGAAGCATCTAAAGTAAAATCTGATGTAATATTTTTATCTGATAATGTAATTGCTGAAATTGTAGCCTGTATTCCACTTTCTTCAAAAGTTACAACTTCATTTAGTTGGAAGGATTTATCATTCAGATAAACGTAATTAATTTGTAAGTCGTTAACTTTATTTGTAAATATAGCAATAGCTCCAGAAGTCCCACCAGTAAATTTTTCACCTACTAATAAATCACTAGTTTTATTTGTTGGTCCAGTTAATGAACTAAAAGTGACCGATGATAAAGATGCCTCAGATGTTGTCGTTGACTCAAAAACTCCATACAGTTTTGTTACATCAGGGACATTCAGACAAATTTCTTCATCTTGAACTCTTGTTCCATAGGCAAAAGTGTCATAAGTTAATCCATCATTGATGGTAGTTGATCCTATTCCAGAATGTTCATATTTTGATTTCGCAATAATTAAAGTTTTAATTCTGTTTTTATTTTTTACTTTTGATTTAACTTTGATTTTGCGTAAAGTTGCAATTAATCTAGATCCACTATCATTTGCACCTAAACCAAAGATTGTAAGTTGTGAACCCGTTGCATCAAATGAAAATTTGTCTGAACGTAATGTTTCAAAGGTTCCATCAGATCTGACCAATACATATCTCTCTTCATCAAAAGGTAAAAAAGTTTCGTTTGAACCAGCAGTTAATGTATTTGATTGGTTACTTGAAATTGTAACTGCAAATTCTTTCTTAATTGTAAGGTTAGAATCTGTTAAATCTACAGAACTAATAAAGTTCTTTGGAAGTTTTGTGTATAATGTATTGTCAGTAGAAGTTTGGAAAGATGATCCTAGAATGGCTAGATCACTTACCGAATTTGCTGTTGAAGGGGGAGAACCCTCACAAATTCCAGTTACTGTTGTAACTCCAGTAACAACAATTGAATTTGCATATACTGTCACAATAGTATTAAATGTTGGAACTGTAGATCCAGAAATTGTATATTTTATAAGTCCACCAACTTTTGTATTATTTGTAAACACAAAGTTGCTGTTACCTACATTTAAACTAATACTACTAATTCCAGTTGCAGATCTTGCAGTAATTGAAGCAAGACCAACATTGTATATTGATGATTGTACAACATCTGCAGTAAATGATGTTGAAGATGTACTAACATTTGATAATGATTCTACATCTTGTATTGTATATTCAGTAATCGCTGTTGATACTCTGCTTGTTGTTTCTATTCCATTGAAAATGAATTTTTCATTAGCAGCAAAAGAACCCTTAACACCATAAGCAGTAAGAATACCGGCATTATTGACATCAAATCTTAGATAACCAGTTGCACCACTTGATTTTCCTTTGATATGAACTGGAGTGGTTAAGGATATATTTTGGTTGAGTGCAATTTCAGTATATGTTTCAACATCAAATAATGAAATGTCCCATTGATTTAATTTTAGATTGGTTGTGTTGTAAGATCCCGACTCCAACGCATAATCATAAACTCTTGCCAATCCAATTTCTTTTCCGGGAAGAGATGAAGAAGCAACTCCAACTCTAGAATCTCTTAAACTTACGATAAAAGGATTTCCGAGATTTAGATTTGGAGATCCAAATGCATTATTTAATGTAAACGTTGGTCCAGTTACATATGCAAGACTTGCATCTGTGATTGTTTTTGTTGTTCTTGGTTTTTCAAAATCTAAGAAATTTGCCGATAAAGATTCTACTTCATATCCTTTAACATATGCTTTTCCTGCACCAATCTTATAAGTTCCTAAACTTTCTTTTGGAGTTTGATTATTGTAAGTTAACTGATTTTGTTGAAATACTCCATTATTCCCAAGATTGTCATTTAAAGTTTCTTTTACAGTAACATCAAATGGTCTAATATAATAATCTCCAGATTCTTCAGATGTTCTTCTGGCAAGTTCTGTAGATAAAACATTATATTGTGATGTTGTAGTTGTATTTTTTACTAATTCGCCATTTCTTACTTCTAATAGACTAATAAAATTTTCTGCTGCTACGTCAGTTAATTCTTTTTTACTTAAAATTGTACTTAGTTTAAATCTATCTGCACCGGGAGCAGCATAGTTAGAAAATCCCTTTGCGTTATCATTTAAAGAATCATCTTCATCTGCGGTTATGGTTTCTTCAATAATAGAAAATCCAACTTTATAACTTGGATTATTTGCATATGGATCTAGTATAAGTGTTTGATCGGTTACTTCAACAAAAAATCCACGCAAGAAATAAATTCCATTACTAAGAACCGCTGCTGAACCATTTCCCGTAGCAGATGTAGTTGTATTTGCAAACCCTTCTCCACTTTGAATTAAAACTGAATTCTGTGAATAACTTGAGTCTAAAGTTAGTTTTTCATTATCGGAAAATAATTCTTGATCACCCAAACCTGAAGCCAAATAATTTACATATAATGTTGTATATTCATTATTAAGTTCATTTTGTGGAAGCACATATAAAATTTGTGCTTGTACTTTGGATTCATTGCCAGTTATTTTTCTCCCAATAAAATCATTAATATAAACACTTACATCTAAACCCAAATATGAATTTTCTATTTTTACGTATCTATACTGATTAGTATAACTTAATTGCCCAGGAATTACTACAGATCCTTCTTTAAATACATGATTTCCAAATTGCTCAATCTGATTTTGCAGAATAGATTGTAAAGTAGTTAATTCTCTAGCCTGAACAGGATATCCAGGTTTGAATAAAACTTTATGATAATTCTTGTTGGAATCAAAATCATCAAAATATGGGGAAATGTTGAGATTAGTTGACTCTGGCATGATTTTTTAGAATTGCAAAATTACCTTGATATCTTCTTTTTGACTAGACGATCTAGTAACAGAAGGTCTATTATCTACATGAATGATGTTTCCAGAATACTTTTGAACTTCTGGATTGGACACACCATTAATAATATTTTGTCCAAAAAAATATGACCTACTATTTATTGATGTTGATATACCATTGAAATTTATATCAATCGACAAATTTGCACTTCCTCCTTGAATTACAGTTGTTCCACCAACTCCAGGAGAAGGTGTGAATCTATTCATATTAAACCCATAAATTGGATTTGTATTTTTTGATCCATCACTGTTGAAACCAACAAGAGTTCTGTCTTGCCAATATTTTAGAATGCCAGTATTTTGATCATAAGAAATAACTCTTCCAATAGATGTTGAAGCAACGCCAACTGTTTGTGTTATTATTGAATCTGCATTAAATGTTGCTGTACTATATCCAATACCAATAAGTTTTAATGCATATACTGCACTTGCTTTATCTTCAGTAAGAATAGAAGAAGAATTATAAACCAACGGATTTTCAATAACACCAATTCTTGAAATTTGGTTACCAGTTATAAAATCTGGGTTTTGAGTATCATTTTCAATTCTTGCATAAAGAGTTACTCTATTGGCACCCAATTCTCTATAAATATCTGCTCCATGACCACCTTTTGGTGGGATAATTACATCAAAAGTTGGTTGAGTGGTTCCAGTAGGAACATTTCCTGAAACTAAATCTACAGTTCCATAAGTATATCCAGAACCACCATTAGAAATAGTAATAGATTCTACCTTTGAGTTATTATTGACAATAATAGTTGCTTCAGATCCAATGCCATCACCTTTAATAGGAACTCTAGTATAAGTTGTATTTGCTGTCCCAATACCAACTCCGCGATTGGTTACTGTAACAATCTTTATTTGCCCACCAGTTGCAGCATTATTTCTCACAGCAGAGTTTGCATCACTAGTTTCCCAATCTTTTGGTACTGGGATAAAATTAGAAGTTTCAAATTTAATAATATCACTAGCAGCAATTGTATACAGATATTTCCAGATATATCCATCTCCACTTGTTCCTGCCGATCTTGGTTCTAAATCTGTAAAAGTTGGCTCATCAAGAGAAGGTCTTCCTTCAGGATTTTCTGGATTTGTTCCATTTTGTAAACAAATATAAACTCTATAATCTGAGTTTACAACATAATAATTTGCTGCATATAAATTAGTTGCTCCAGATGGTTTTGAAGTATTAGTTCTACTTATATCATGCCTATACAGGTCATAGGTAGTACCAGAAGTCCAAGTAATTTTTCTAATTATTTGTTTGATATTTTCTGTGGATATTTTTTTAAGTGCAATTGCAGTATCCCAATAAGAATTTTCTTCACTAAAATTATCTTTTGGTGCCGGTGGGTTTGTATCCCAAGTTGTGCTATATTCTGTAGCGTTTGGAAGACCTACAAAAACATAATATGAGTTATCTGAAGAGCTAGCAGCAGAAACAAAATTCTTAGCACTCAATATTCTAAATTGATCTGTTATAATAGCAGCCATTTTGTAGTTTTTTATGTATTTATGTAGTATAATTTTGGTATTTCAAAGGAAGAAGTCTTTGAACAGTTGGAGAACTTGAAATACCTACAAGCGCATTCTTATAATTTGTAAACTCTTTTGGATATGTTCTACTTAATGTAGAAAGTCTTCCCCAACTATATTCTCCATAGAATGAACTAAATCCAAGTCCAGTAAGACTATTGTATGAAGTAAGACTTACAGTTACTTTAGCAACATAGGTCAATCCAATTCCAGGAACACCAGTTTGTGCAATCGAAACAGCAACTGCTTTATAGATATTATCCAAACATGTTGTTCCAATTCCAACTGTACCACCAGTCTCATCTTTTGCAGTGATGCCATTGCCAACATTGGAATTTTTGACAACAAAATAATAACCAGTTTGTATTCCACTGATTCCTGTTGTTGCAATACCTACTGTATTGATAGTTAAGTCTCTCAAGTAGGAATTTTGTGGAATAAAGAAGTCGAATACCAATCCTGTAGTTGCCACAGATACTGATGTCGTTTTAATACCAGTGATGATTCCAAAATCTCCTTCAAAAGTTACATTAGATATCTCTTCTTTTGTAACTTTAGGTGACTGAATTAAAACAAGCGGTGGATTTGTTGAAGTATAACCATAACCAATTGCAGAAACTCCGATTGAGGTCACAACTCCGTTTGTTATAGTTGCAGATCCAGAAGCTCTATATGTTGATCCAAGTCCAACTGGATTTGAAACAATCACATCTGGTGCTGAAGTATAACCATAACCACCATCACCAATTACAAACGAAGTGATTGTGCCAGCAACAGAAACTACCGCTGTAGCAGATGCTCCAGCAACAGAATCTTGTGATGTAATAATAATTTTTTTATAATTTGTAGTTCCTGTAGTATTTTCTTTTTGTGAATCAAAGAAAGTCTTTGCACTTTCGACAAATACGGATGAAGATGTAATACCCAAACTAGTAATTATATTTGTTACTGGTTGAACAAAAGGTTCATAAAGAACTCTTGTTTTTCCATCTTCTTTACCGTCAATAATTCTATCTTCAGTTTGATAACAAAGAGTTACTGGTCTAACGTAAGTTTCATCATATGTAAGACCTGGATTAAAATAAGTATTCGTATTTACATGATCACTTGCCAAAATATTTGTAACAAGTCTTTCATCTTGAGTTAGGAAAATTGAATCATCAATTAACTGTAAATTATCACCAACTTCAATCGGTTCCAAAACATCAACAAAAACAACATCGACATTACTATTTCCTTTATAGAATAAGATCTTTGAGGTATCTCCAGATTTTGGGGGTTCTGGAAAAGTTATAAGATTTCCACCACGGAAAATATATCCAGCCCCAGGAACTTGTAAAATATCATTAATGAATACTAACAGAGTTGCTTGAACATCAACGTTTGATCCTGGTCTAGTTCTAATTGAGGTGAGAGCATCATTTATCTTAATTGAGAAATTTTTTCTTTCTCCATCAAACAATAAATCAAATGAATCAATAACTTGTAAATCACCAATAGACCAACCAGCAAATGAATCTGTATAAGTTTTATCAACAGTAAGTTGAAATTCTTTATATGTTAAACTTGTATTTGTTGGAATGCCAACTGTACCACCAATTGCAACGGTCAGAATTTCTCCTTGACCATATCCATAACCAGTATTTACAATTTCAAAGTTTATTGCACTAGATCCCTGTCCAACAACAATATTAACTTTAGATCCACTTCCAACTCCAGATACAGAAGAAGAACTATAAATTAAAGGAATATTACTATAAGAGAGTGGTGAATCAAAGAAAACAACTGGTGCATTTGTTGAGGTATATCCTGTTCCGGGATTTGTAATTGCAATACTTACAATACTACCATTTTGAACTGCTGCAGTTCCAATGAATTGAATATTGGGAGTTTTTGTACTTGAAGTACCAACTCCAACTCTTACAACTTGTGCTCCAGAACGATAACCAGAACCGCTGTTTCCAATACTAATTGATTGAATTGTTCCGGCAACGGAAACAACAGCAGTACCTCCAGCTGAAACTAAAGGTTGGAATCCAAATCCAGCAGTTGATCCAACAGAAATAAGTATTCCTTTTCTTGGCAATCCAGAAGCATTAATATCATACGACTGAGAAGCATTTCCAACAAAGGAAATTGTAGTAATGCCACTTGATTCTGATAAACCATAATTTCCTTCTATATTGACAGGTAACGTGTTTCTAGCAGGTTGTTGGAAAATTTGATTTATTAAAATCACAGCATTGCTTGTGCTTATTCCAGTAATATTTGATCCTTCAGATTTTAGAATAAAACTTGTGCTTACTCCAGTAAATGATTCCGATATATCATCAAATATTTTATTATAATAATATGCATCTGATGAAGAGTTTGCATCGCCAGATTTTAAAAATACTCTTCCACTAAATGTAGAACCAGTTATCAATCCAACATAGTCTTGTTCATCCGACCTGGTGGATAAATTCGTAAATGGAATTTGTCCCCATGGAGAATTTGCAAAATAAATTGTATTTGAATCAATGTTATAATTTCCTGCTAACTTGGTAACTAAAGTTCCTACTTGGTGTGTGGAAATTCCAGTTCCAAGCCATCCTCTTTGTACAATTGCAACATTTGTCGCACCAAACCCAAGAGTATCAAGTCTCATTATTTCACTATTAATCTTTATCAAGTCTCCACTGAATATTGAGGTAATTCCAGATAAAGTAATAATATTTGTTATGGATTGTATATATGCTCCAACGGTTGTAGTAATTGATGTACCTACAATTGGTGATTGTATAATATTATCAATCGAAATCATCGATCTAGCATTTTGATTTGATCCTTTGACGATGTGAGATGTTCCAATTCCAACGCTCGTTATATCTAAAAACTTTGGTGGACTTGATAAAGCATCAGCGGCCGCCCCTGCAAATTTCAAATACAAATTATCAGTTTTATATGCATATAAAGTTCTTGGAAGTTTGTCTGTCAGACCAATTCCACTGATTGTGGTTGTAGCAATTCCTACCGCATTAATACTGCTGGTATCAGAACCACCATATTCATAATAAAGTTTTTCTCCAGTTACAAAAAAGTGTTCTGGAATTTGCAATCTATCATTACTCAGATCAACAATATCAGTTGAATTTCCCTCAAAATATCTTTCAAAAATTGGTCTTTGTCCGTGAGTTAATCCAAAGTTTTTCTTTGAAGAAATTACAGTACCTTCGTAAAGTGCATTTCCACCACTAACAGCAGCATTATTTAAAGATATTTCTCTTGGATAATTAACTGCAGGTGAAGCAGTTATTGCTTCTTGATATACTCTAACCTGAGTTTGTATGTTTGCTCTTGGAGTAAACTGCAATACTGTATCATCACCGACTCTTGCAACAGTAAAATCTCCAAGAGATGTATCAGTATGAATATAACCAAATTCTGATATATATGCATTTGATTGGTTTTTCAACACAACCATTTCGGAAATTTGATATTGCATATTCGTAAGATCTTCTACAACACCAATATAGTAGGCTGCATCATGATCGGATGGGAATGATGCAACATTTACTGCTGTCGGAGAACCTGAAGATGCAATGCTAGTATACCCAGATCCAACAAATCCATCAAATATATTTGATGTACCAACACCAACCGAAGAAGAGTTTGCAATCGAAACCCGAATCGTATTTACAAAATAATTTGTTGTAAGACCTGCATATGGAATAAGATCAACATTTAAATTAGCTCCAGAAAGATAAGCATAGTATGTACCAATTCCTGGAGATCCAAAAGAAGAAAGAGTACCAGTGGTTAATTGACCATAATCCATGTATGAAACATTTGTGTTATCATGCACAAGACTAAGTTCATCAACTTCATAATAAGACCCATCATCAGCACCAATTACAACATAAATTTTTGATCCTCTATAAGTAGATGCAATCCCAACAATAGTGCTTGCCGTTGATGTACCTATAGGAAGAGTTACGCTTGACGAGGCAATACTCACAATGCTCCCAAGACTTAATTGCCCCACAGAAGTTGTAAGATCACCCACAGCAAGGGCTGAGAATGAAACATTATAACTATTTTCTTCATAATAATTTGGATAAAACTCTAAGACTCCTTCAGATCCAAAAACACTAAAATCAAACACTCCAAGATCATTATCATTAGAAATTTTTCCATATTGATTTAAATATCCATAATTATTATCATGCAATAAAGAAACTAGAAGAATTTGATTTTGATCTGGATATGATAAATCATTTATAAAAGTTATATATTTTTTATATCTTGCTGTTGATAATGTAAAGAAATCAATATTTGAATATTTTGTAGATCTTGGATTGCTATTAAATTCTGGTGAAAGATCGTCAATCATCAAAACTCTATTACCAACTGATTCTAGATAATCTTCAAGAATTGTAGATTCAAAAATTATTTGATTTGATGCATAATTGTTGATAAAAATATTATTTTCTTTAGCAAGATCAAAATCTGATTTACAATGTACATTAAGAGACGAGTCCAATTCAACAACTACACTAGATTCGGTGTCAACTGTCGATCCCACCCCTACAGCATCTGAAGAAGATTTTATTTGAAGATCTGCAAATTTTTTGAATCCAACTGGATGATTTAATTCGTCAACACTAGTGTCCCATGTTTCTAATGGTATATTAGTTTTAATTGAATATGAAAAATACTGATAATAATCACTATCATGAATTTTTTGAAAATCATTATTTAAAAATCCAGTTTCTTTCTGCCAACCTTTTTTAACTACCGAAGATGAATTTACATCATAAATCGAATTGAAATTTAATACTTGTACAATTTCAGCCTGAGTTTTTGAAGATTCTGCTATTATGATTTCTCCAGAATTAAAATCTCTGTCCGAAGAAACTTTTAATAAAGAATTTCTACGATTCCACCTTACAACATCACCAGAAGTAGAAGAATTCTGTGAATTTATCCTTTCACCTTCTAAAAAGTCATTGGTATTAAATTCTGGCAAAAATATTGGAAGGTCTTTTTCCGATATTATTCTTCCAGAGGAATTAATTGGATCATAATTTCCCGGTATTTCACCAGCATCTAATAATCCAGAAATATTGTAAGAAACTGTTCCACCAACTCCACCAATATTTGCATCCAAATTAACAATCGTGAACAACTGATATCCATAATTTTCGGAATTATAACCTTTAGCAGTAGAACCAATCCCAACACTAATATTTTCAATTAAAATTTTATCACCAATTGCAAATGGATAGGTTGCTGGATCACTAAAACTAGACCCCAAAGTAACCACAACATCTTGAGACGATGGTATAAATTTTATGGTACTAATACCAACTCCATTGTTGTTATTTACTGAACGAATAACAATAGTTTCTTTATCAAGATTATAAGCATTACTTAAAATTGTAACATTGATATCTCCCAAATTATATTTGAGATTTGTTTGAGAATTTACTTTTCCGGTTAGTTGATCTAAAACAATTAAATTTGGGGCAATATTATAATTTCTTCCTACAGATGCAATTCCAATAGATTTAAATGAATATAAATCTTTTACATTTAAAATTTGTGGAAGATTTGCAGTTGGTCTTAAACTTAAATCTGATGGATAATCAAATCCAATATCTTGTATTTCAACTTTATTAATTGAACCAATACTAGATCCATATGAAACAAGAATAGCTCCAGTTCCAATACCACTACTTACATAAGAAACTTTTGGTAAGGTAATGTATGATAAACCTTTTGAAACTAAATCTATACCAACGATTGAACCATAAACTTGAGAAGATTTTGTGGAGTATTTTAATTCTCCATCATTTTGAGTATAAACAGAATTTTCTGGATAGTTTTCAATTGTATATGTAAATTGAGTTCCTCCAGATGAAATTACTTCATAATTGCCAGAATACAAACTAGTAATGACTCCAGAAAGAACCGAAACGTTCACATAATTTCCACTCTGAAGATTGTGTGTAGATGCTGTAGATACAGTTACTCGGTTTAATGTTGTTGTACCTTCTAAAGTATTTTCATAATTCGTAGTTAAACTATGTGTATTGCCAAGTCCAATGTTTGTAAGATATAATAAAGATGCTGTTGTTGCAATTCCAACAAAAGAACCAGTTGTTCCTAATCCAACTCTAACCGTAGAAATTCCTAGTAAATTATCGGCAAGACGTGCGGCATAAAGAACACTATCGTTTGCAAGTTGGAAAATGTTTTTTCCATCAGTAGAAATTGAGATTGCATTTCCACCATTTGCATTGTAGACTAATTGTGTACCAGTCTCAATTTCATGTTTTGGCAACCATAGCGATTGTGTAGGTATTGTAATTTGAGTAAGACCTGCTCCAGGATTTGTGAATGTTAAAGTATATCCAATTCCAGGTCCTGCTGTAGTTCCCAAACCCACAGATTCTCCAGGATCAAAATAAATTTGTTTATCTAATTTTAGATTATATGTTGATGTTGAAATTCCAAAAGGTAATATGAATTTTCTTGGTTTTTCAGTTATTGCAATTCCTGCAGAAATTGTAGTTATACCCTGAGTTTCATTATAACTACGTCTTACTCTGATTCTAGAAGAAACCGAATCTACATTTAAAACTTTTACTTGTTCAGCAACAACTTGATAGATATCATTTTCTTTTATCGTAACTAAATTTCCTGATACATTAAAGTATGTTACTAATCCAGTGTATCCAGTAGATCCAATTCCTGTGGTCAATAAAAGTTCATTTACAATAGTTGTAATTTTTCCACTAGTATTAATTCCTGAAGCAGTAAATGAAATAGTTTCATGATTTTCGTAATTGTGAGGATTTGGAACATAACTAATAAAATTCTTAGAATTGGCAATTGGTGCCACTTGAACATTACTTAATGTTGATGTTCCAATTCCAATACGTGTTACTTGTTTTCCACCAACAATTGAAACCTTTGCAGAAATTCCAAATCCTCCAGTAGTTTCATTATCAAATATGATTCTATCATCAACTTGATAGTTAGATCCTCCAGTTGTAATTCCAATCGAATCAATTCCAGATTTTGTTGTGCTCTTTATCAAAGATAATTGTTTTTTAATTTTATTTGAATCTAAAACATAATTATAATAACTTCTTGATTTTGTAAGGTGATAAGGATGAGTGTTTCTGCTCCAACCAGTTTCATTAATATCAATCTCATCTTGATTGGAACTTGCAAGATAATTAAATGATATTGGATTGGACTTATAAGTATTTCCAATAACATAAGGGAATACTGGTTTTTTAAATGAGCGGAATATTCCAGTAGATTCATTAACAGAATTTATTGTGCAAAAATAAGCGTATGTTCCATCAGGGTATTCTGGAGTAGGTCCGTATTTTCCATTATGTTCATCTAAATCTCCAGTATTTGTAAAAGAATAATCATCTACAAAAAATCCTAATGGATATCTTAAAATATTTGGTCTTACAGAACTTGAAACTTGAGTATATCCCGAATCCATTCTTTTAACAGAACCGGTAGAATCAAATCCATATGGCCCGTATATTGGATTGCCATCATAAGCCCAACCAATGATTGGAGAATGTGATGAAGAATTAATTTCCGATCCACCCAATGTTCTTAAATCTGGAACATAAATTGTTGTTTCGCCAACTAATTCTTCTGCAAGTACGGACGATCTCAATCCTCTTGCAGCATACGCATGTCCATACATCAATCCATAGTTTTCACTTCTTGATTTTTGTAAAATACCATCATCGAGATTGATTTGATTAAAGTAGAATAATCTCTCTACTTCATTAACTCTCCAATATTGTATCTGTGCTTCAAATTGAGCACCAGATCCAGCCGCAATTACATCAATATTTGTCCCTTCAGAATATCCAGATCCCTCAAATATTACTTTAACGTTTACTAATTGACCATTTTGTACAACTGGCGACAGTACAACCCCAGATCCTGTTGTACTGTTAATAACTAGATTTGGAGAAGAATTATAGTCATGACCTGGTTTTGTGACAAAAACCTGTTTAATTTTTCCATCCGAAATTACTGGAATTACTTCAGCACCAGCCCCACTATTAAGAGAGAATATTGGTTGTCTATTATAATTGATTATTTCTTCACTTCCATATTCAACACCAGAAGATGTGAGAGAAACTGAAGTGATATTTCCTCTAAAAATTGGATTTAGAATAGCTTCAAAACTTTGCCCCGTCAGAGTTGATATTCCAATTCTACTTTTAATGGTAAGTTGAATTGTAGATCCTCCACTTACATACCCACTACCACCATCAATAACTGAGATTGAACCTATTTTTTTCTTATTTGTTGTGGATAATAATTTGTGATTACCTGCACCAAACGATGTCAAATCTACAGTATTAATACCAACTGCGGAATCTGTAAAAGTCTTGTGCAATTTAAGAGTGAATCCATCTTGAACTGCAACATAATATTTTGCTCCGGTCGTAAGACCTCCCACATTGGTTCCACCTTGAGTATCGTATACTACTTCTTCAGAATCCCTAAACTTATGATATGACGAAAATCCAATCGTATCGTTCGCTGTGTTGACCTGTAAGGCGCCTGCTGAAGAATTAAATATAGAGTAATGGTCAAACTTAATTAAATTAGGTTTTACCAAAGCTCCGGATCCACTGCCGCCCGTAATCGTGATAATTGGATCTTCAAGATAATCAAAACCAGGATCAATAATGTCAACTCTGACTAAAGATCCTGTTACTGTACAAATTCCAGTTGCTCCAAATCCAATTGCATCTGTAATATTTAAAGATGGTGGATTAATGATATCATAATCACTCCCTGATGCAGTTGGAACTATTTTTTGTAATGGACCATAGAAAATGATATCTGATGTTTTATAGTTAATTAACTCTACACCATTAATAAAAATACCTGTTGATCCTACAGGAGTATCATATGATGACCCATCGCTTTCTGGTGTAGATATTTTGCGAATTAATTTTTGTGGTTCTACCTGTTTAGGATTTAAAAGATCATCACTAAAATCATATAAGAAAAATTGATTATTCGATACTGTTCCACTTACTGAAATATAATTTTCAGTGAAGATATTTTCCCTACTTCTTGCAACACTTATAGTTGTATTGTTTACCCTTTTAACAAAATATATTCCAGAGAATAAATCTAGTTTATTATTATCATCTGTTGGATTATAAACAATCGCATCACCAGTTATGAAACTATGTGTTCCAATTACCAACTGAGTTCCAGAAAAAGAACCAGAAAAAGTAATTGATCTATCATTGATTACTAGTGGATTGTTGTAATATGATGGAAGAGAATTTGATGCAACATACAAAGTATCTTCTAAATCAGTATAAACATTTTGAACATTAGTTGTATACTTTGTTAGGCTTGGATAATTTGTTGTTGATACTTTTGAAATATTTTTTCTTACATTATAAAAAATATTTGTATTTAATTGACCTTGACCCGTTATATTAAATGCTAACTTGCTGTCAAATCCAGAAATGTTTGATGTATATATTGCATTAATATTTTCTGGTATAATTTCTCCGTAAAACTCTCTATCATTAGACGAGATTAAAGTTATAGAATCTCCAATTACAAAATCATGTTCATCATATAAATTAACTCTATATGTATAAGTTGAAGAATCGACTAGTTGCAAAAATTTTACATCATATCTTACAGATACATTAAAGAACCAATTATTTGCTATATTCGAACTTAAATTTGATCCAAGACTTTCTATTTGTATTTTTTCACCCTTTTCATAGTAGTAAGTTTTATCTAAAATTTTTAAATCAGATAAAACACCAGTTATTCTAACTTTTATAACATTATTAGTAGAAATTCCAACATATCCATATGCATAGGAATCTAGTACAACTTCTTCTTGCTCAGAAATTTCTGATGTAATGTTAGAACAACCCAAAAATTGGTTTATTGTTTTTTCTTCATAATTTAAAGAAAATTGAGTGTCTGCACCTTGGTTTACAACCAATATTCCTGATTGAGGAAATCCAACAGTTGAATCAACTTCAAGAGTTGTAACTCCAATTCCCGTTGTTGTTATTATTCTTGTTTTTGGGTGAATTGAAAAAGTTCCATCTCCTTGCAAATCTTTATCTTGATCCTGATCAAGACTGATTATATAATATTCCTTTTGTCCCCTAAGTATTCTTTCTACTTTTGAAACAGTTCCCTTTGCAGGCTCAAAAAATCCATCATCTTGATATAATGTAGATCCCACAAGATCGGATGGATCACCATCTATTGCTTCAACAACCAGATCTTTAGTAATATAATAACGAGCATCAGATGGTTGAATTAAATAATCACTTGGTTTAATGACAGAAGCTTCAGTATCACCATATAATGCATAAAATAAAATTTTGAATGAATTTTCAGTTCCTTTTGATGAATAAAAATCTTTTACCTGCTTGAGAAACAAAGATTCATTAATTTCAGAATATAAATCTCTTCCATCAAATCCTGGAGAAATTTGTTTTTTGACTTTTAATAAAAATTCTTTTAAAAAGAGAATGCTTAAATTTGATATTATAGATGCATTTTCATGTTGGTCAACATCAGTATCAGAAAATACAAGTTGATCTATAGATGTTGAATCTTGATATGTTGTTGTTCCAGAAAATCCTCTTTTACAATTTACAAATGATGTAGATGTTTTTGATTCATAAGTAATGATTTCATTATCAATTAAAAGCAATCCATATGAATCTGGAAATCCTGTTGTCGATTCAACGTTGATTGTAGTATCATAAAATTCTACAAAAGAAGTTAAAGTAGTAGAGTCTATTAAGTTTACCAGACTATCTAATTTCACATATTGATCGATATTTTGTAAAATATCAGACGACCCACTTTGATAGTCTAATGATTTGTAATATTGCGATAAAAATTCAATAAGAAGAGGAAATTCTTCTCTTACATATGATGGAACTTGATTTTCAACAATTAAACTTGTTTTGACTCTAAATTCTGACATATTACAATCTGATTAAATTCCCGTTTGTGTAACTTGAGGTTACTGTGTATGTTGACCCAGAGATATTTGCTCCAGATGAAATATCATCTGTTTGCATATTTAATATACTGTTATTAATATCTAGTTGCAAATAAAGATCCTCTTTTCCAATTACATCATTTGAATTTGGTGATGCAGAAATTTCAACTATTTTGACACCATCTTTTGATTTTGTAGCATTTGTAATTTTGATTGGATATAATCTAATTTCTCCATTTTCATAATCAACTGTGCCAACATTATTTCTAACAACTATTGGTTCAGTTGGGGAATTAAGTTTGAATAGGAACAACGTTCCAGTTTTCTGATCCACATTCGGTAAATCGCCAAGGTAAACAGTATCTACAATTCCATCAACATTCAATCCAGAAGATTTGATATTATATCCGCTCTTTGTATTTGTTAAATGAAATCCATTTCCAAAACAAAGTTCATAATCTGCCAATGAATTTACTTTTGCTTGTAAATTGCGACGAATTATGATTTTTGTAATATTTGAAGTGATTGCTTGATGACTATCATCAATTATTTTTTGGAATTTACTGTATTTAAATTTAGAACCATACTTATTCAATTCTATTGAATCGGAATATGCTGATATATTGTTTTGAACAGTTGATTTTAAAGATCCTGCGCCGGGAGATAAATTTGAATTATAATAAACAACACTATCATACTCAACATAGATATATTTAAGATCAATAATTTCTACTACAATACCAGCGACTGTATATTTTCGCAATTCTGTTACAATTGTATCTTTAATAATATCGGAAACGAAATCTCCATTATAAGGTTTGATTGAAATAAAGACTTTTCCATACTTTGGTGGATTTAAAGTCTCTCCACCAAAAACTGAAATTGATTCTGTTTCTGGAAAAATCTTTGGAACAAGAGCTTCATAATCTGCTGCTGTTACCGCACGATTTTGTGATGCATAGATTCTTGGAGCATACTTTTTAATCGAATCTACAGACTCAATCTCTTGACCATTATTTGATGAGACATCAGTTGTGACTTCTGAGATTGAAGTTGTAACTGGAGTACCATTATTATCTAAGATTCTTCCAGAATATGTAAAATCTGATATACCATTTCCAAATTTACCATTGTTAGTGACATATGAAACTTCAATATAGTTAAGATTATCAAGTTTAACTCCAAAAATACCATCACCAAAGATGAGTTCATATCTTTGATCTTCAATTTCTTGAATGAAGAAAACTTTTGAAGTTAAGTTAATACCAATTAAATTGTCTGCGAGGGTAAATTTCCTCGTGACAGTGCTGTTCTGCGTGTTCCTGACCGTTACACGTATCGATGACGTATCAATATTAGCATTAGTTAAAATAAACTTTTGATTTGAATTATTTGCATCTACAGTAAATGATTGTGTAAGATATGTTCCCTCATAAACTGGTATTGAATCAAAAGTTGCAATATTATCAATTACAGATTTTGAAATTGGATCTAGTATATTAAAAGTATAACTTGTACCATTAAAGGAAGATGCACTTGTGCATACGAGTCCTTTCTGCAGAGTTAATGTGAGAGGAGCTGTAGACTCAGATGTTGCATCGACATAGAATGAAATTGTTGCAGCAGAAGATTTTCTTGACTTAGGAACATAACCAATAGCTCTTGCGAGAGAAACAACATTTTCTCTTAAAGTTGCCGAATCAATAAAAACTTCGTTGCTAACCATGTTAGCATTGTACGAAGTAATATACGTATTATAAGCAAGAGTATCAATAATCGTTGATAAATTAGAACCTTCAAAATCATAGTCAGTAAAATTCGAGTTTGCTCTCAAATATTCTTTGAGAGAACTCTTAATTTGATCGAAATCGAGATTGCTAAAATTTACTAGTGTCATTTATCGTGTTTGTTGTAAAGCAAATGTCAATTGTTGGGGTAAAACATCAATTCCAATGATTTCGTATGTAATTGTAACGTCAAAATTATTATTGTCAAAGTCTGGAACTACATTTACCGCAAGTAAATTTACTCTTGGCTCATAATTTTTAATTGTATTTTCAATTTCACTTTCAATAATCGATGCAGAAACTGAATCTATGTTATCAAAAAGTGATTTTGAGACATTTGAACCTAAATTTTCATTAAAAAATCGCTCCCCAGGTAAAGTTAAGACCAGATTTCGAAGGGAACGGGCAATTGCATTTTCATTTTTAAGTGAAATAAGGTCATAATTTAATGTGCTTACTAAAAAAGAAGCACTTACGTCCTTAAATCCCTTACTTATCCTTTCGACAGGCATTAAGATGTATCATTCTATCTTATTTAGATGAAATTTTGACAGTTATTCATGAGGTCTTGAGTAATGATCAATTAAAAAAACTCCCAACCATTACCTTTGAGGTAACGACTGGGATTATATGATTTAATTGAATTACTTATCTTATCCTTTATATTTTGTTTTCTTCCCATTGCGAGAAGTAGCAGAGGTCTTAGTCATTAGTATTCTCTAACAATTCTAATTCGTTTATATCAAACTCAGAGTCTTCATAATACCTTTGAGAGAGGTCATGAAGAATCTCAACACATTCCTCATGACAGAGATTCTGATATAATTTTCTTCCTCTATAAAGAATATCAAAGGTCATTATCAAATCACACGAGTCTTTTCATGACCAACACGAATGCGAGGATCACACCAAATTTCAAAGTCTTTTTCTTTGGCATCGAGACAGAATGATACATCTTCTCCACACATATCTTGAACATTACCAGATTCAAATACCTGCATCTTAGGAGCAAACCAAGGGTACTCAAGATTCTCAAAGACACCGTTCTTAATCATTACCCAACCAAAACCAGTGTAATCGACTGTGAAAGGCTTACGACGCTTTTCCATAGTAGTTAGAGTTTCATGATTCATGACACCACCATTCTTACGGAAGTCATCTTCTTCTAACCAGTGAGCCACTGAAGTAGTGTGCCCATCTTCTGTGCAATACCAACCAGCGACAATTTCTTTATTAACAAGATTACCTTCGCTATCTTCACTCAGAGCAAGATCACAGATTTGCCAGAACTTTTCTGTGTTAAACACAATATCACTATCAATCCAAAGTTGATAATCATATTGTAGTTTTCCATCCCAAGGAATCTGTTTTGGACCGCGCAATACATTCGCACCTAAACACTTACAACGTGCAAAGTTAACCATGGATGAATAATCTTGAGAAATCTGAATACTCATTTGATTCTGTACCATATCAAAGCACAGTTGTACAAATGATTTCAGAAACTGATATGAACAACCACGACCTGGAAGACAGAATACAATTGACTTCCCTCGCATTCTTTCTTTAATTTTATCATAGTCCCACTCTGGTGAGGTTACTTTTGGAGTAGGAGCTTTAACAGTAAATCCTTTTGCCATAATAGAAAATAATTTTCAGTTCAATTTTACCATTTATATATGATACTGTCAATAAGAAGCATTTAATTCAATGTCCTTATTAATAAACAATTCTTCATAAGATAAATCATTTGTAGAATATTCTGTTTTCATAATACCAACCATATTCTTAATAGTATTCCAAGTTGTTTGAAATTCCTCTTCCTTAATGGAATGGAATAAACATCTATCTTTTGCATATATGTGATAAATTTTTTGCACGAAAATTATTTTGTGACCGCATTATATATGGTCACAAAGACTATACCAAGCGTCACAAAAAAAGGTCGTGGATATCGTATCATCCATCCTGCTAAAACTACTCGGAAAAAATTCCAATACGGTCTATTTTTTCTTCCTCTTGTTCGTCGCATTCTTCTGCGCTGTGGACCTACATTGACCCGTTGCTTTTCTTTTGTCTCCATTACCAAATGTAGGATTCTTTTTTGGTTTCTTAGGTGTCATTGGCCGCCAGGAATTTTTTTTAGATATTGATATTTACAGGTCGATTTGTCACCTCTGTAGGTTAGGGTAGTTTCGAAATTATAAACACCCCCCCCCCGCTACGCCCGCCGACGTTATAACCGCACCGCCCTTAAACACTGGGCTCACGAACAACTGCTGTCACGAATAAGGGGTGCTACGAATAACCGCAGCACCCGCACAGTAGACTACATCACACTGCGAATACCTCCGCGCAGCTATCAATGCCATCCTGCTCAATGTCACTCACGATATTATCGAGAATCGTCAAGATCTCGATGCCAGTGTTACCTTGTGCCAGAAGGGAAAGAATCACGGACTTAGACATAATCAAAAAGAAAGAGTAAATTAGTGTACGGGGTGAGTGTCTTTAAGGCGCATCTCATTCCTTATATAACTTATGCGGGGAACGAAATACGCTTTGCCTCAGGATTGCAATAGTAACGATGACCAGTACCGACCCAGCCCTGCCAAGGGGTGTGTAGATCTGCCAACTCAGCTGAGGGGATCCCGTCAAAATCCCAACCACG